AGAGGGCAAGTTGATGTACAAATCAGATGTCGTGCTTGAGAACGGCCTGATAGGACAAGTGAGCAGCGCCACGATTGACCGCTGGTCAGTAGGCCAAGACGTCGTGGTCAAGAGCCACACGCAGACCAACTACGGCCCCCGCCTCAGTCTGGACCGACCCGGCTATGGAGGAGGCGCCCCCAGTGGACCCCGCCCCATGGGTGGTGAAACTGAGAAGCGCATCAAGTGGAGTTGGGCCATCAAGACGGCTGTCCAGAGCCTGCCTGACGCTGTGTACGATGCAGACCTTGTCAAGCAACGTGCGATTGAGTTGAACGCCATGATGGAGGACCTATGCAAGCAGTAATGGAATTCAAGAAAGGAAGCCGCCACGCCAAGCGCTGGACAGACAAGGAGGACCTGAAATTGTCCCGCCTGATTGGTGAGGGCAAGGCCCCGCAAGAGATTGCTGATGAGTTGGGACGCACGGCTGTGGCCTGCTACCAGAGGCGCCTCAAGTTGGGGCTGCCTCCGGGCGTCCACCCACTGCACAGCACGTACCCCTATCATGCGTATCGCAAGCAGAAACCACGCAAGAACGTGCGCAAGTGGTCCTTGCTGTGGGGTTTGTTGACTTGGGAACAGAAAATGCCTTAAAACAACAGAAAATGGCAAACGACATCCTTGAAGGGCTTGACAAGTTCATCGTCAAGCTGTACGGCTCACGCAAGGCAGCAGCCCACGCCCTTGGCGTCAGTGACCGGACAATCAACAACTGGGTCAACCAGAACCCACGAGGCCTGCTGAAGCATGGCCCGGAAATCATCAGAACGAAGAACATCACATGGACGCAGCTTGCTGGTGAGGTGCTGTACCAAGAAGAAAACCTGTAATCATGAGACTTGACAAGTACAAGAAGAACCTTGAGGTGATTCACCTCAACGGAAGGTGGCACGTGTACAGCTACGACACGCTGGTGGCTGTAGAGAAGGGACGCACGTTGGTGCAGCAGGGTTGGTGGTCATCCACCACTCAGAAGCACATCAACTACGCGGCTGAACAGCTGGGACTGGCAGTTGACAGAAGTGGCTTCTGATGAGGGTTGACCTTGCATTCAACGTGGAGGTGGCGACGGCATACGGACTTGAGGTGGCCGTCATCACCCACCATGTTGCTTACTGGGTGTTCCGCAACGAGGCCAATGAGGTCAACATCGAGGAGGGCCGGGGCTGGACTTACAACAGCGCCCGTGCCTACACCGAGTTGTACCCTTTCTGGACACAGAATCAGGTCAAGCGCATCTTGAAGCAGGCCTGTGACAGAGGCGCCCTGATGAGGGGCAACTACAACAAGGTGGCCTACGACCGGACCCTGTGGTACAGCATCAGTGACAGAGTGAGGCAGGTGTACGGCTTGGATTGGGGCGAACACCCCGATGCAAAGTTGCAAACGCCCCCTTCCAAAGTGCGAAAGGCAACAATGGAAGGTCCCGAACCGCCCGACCAATACCAAGTAAAGAATACAGGTATAGAACCTGTAGAATACCCAATAGAGTTTGGGCGGAACTTGGGGGACAACATGGACTTCGACATGGCATGGCGCGAGTGGCTCAAGGAGCGCCGCGAACGTGGCAAGAAGATGACCGACCGGGCGCAACGGCTGGCCTTGCAGAAACTGGTGAAGCTGAGTGGTGGCGACACCCAACTGGCGATTCAACACATAGCACACGCGATTGAGCGTGGCTGGACAGGATTCTACCCAATGAAAAACCATGACAAACGCAGTAACAAAGTACAAGACAAAGACGGAAGCAGTCTGCGCCAATATCTTGAACAGATGCCTCAAGCCGACGCCAAGTGAGGCGTGGGACGTCGGGCTGAACGTCAAGACAGCGATGCGGGCCAGCCCCAAGGTGACGTTCGCTGCGCTGTTCTTTGTGGTCAAGGACTGCATCGAATACATGGAGTGCAACAAGACACTGCGCACTGACAACGACATCATCCATGCTGTGGAGGCCCTCATAGAGGAGTTCCCTGTGATGAAGGTCGAGGAGTGGGTGGTGGTGTGTGACAGCATCAAGCGGGGTGACAGGGGCAACCTGTACGAACGCCTGAAGCTGCCTGAACTGCGGGAGGCCTTCATGGAACATGAGGGCAAACGTGCAGAACGCATGGAGCAGCGTCACACAGAGGCCATGAACGAACGCAAGGCAGAGCCGCCAACACAGGAGGCCATGGATGTCATGCGACGACTGATTGCCGACTTGGACCTGCCTGAGCCGACTACGGACGGCAAAGGCCGCTGGAAATTCATACCTTGGCCAAACGATGGCAAAGAAGGTGAACAGCAGGTCCAGAATGGTCAAGAAGATTGACAGCGTGTTCAGTCAGTACGTGAGAATGAGGGCTGCAGGTGAAGATGGCCACGGCGAATGCTTCACCTGCGGTGCCTCACGTCACTGGACCGAAGTTGACGCCGGGCATTTCATGTCCCGGTCCTGCATGTCTACTCGATGGGAGCCACGCAACGTGCAGTTCCAATGCAAGCGCTGTAACGGCTTCAGGTCTGGGGAGCAGTACAAGTTCAGTGTCTACTTGGACCAGAAGTACGGGGAGGGCACGGCAGACCTGTTGCACCGCATGAGCAAGCAGACACGCAAGTTCACCCCTGCTGAGTTGGAGCACCTGTATGAACATTTCAAGCGACTGGCTGATGAGGTCCGACAACAGAAGGGACTTTGACAGCTGGTTTGCGCAGAACTACAGCAACCTGCTTGAAATAGCCGGGCGCTATACCCCTGACCCATCGGACCTGCTCCACCACGTGTATTTGAGAGCAATCAAGGCCGACCCCCCGGACATCATGCGCAACCCTGCTGGGTACCTTCACCGTGCTATGTGGATGGAAGTGACCCGTGGGCAGTTCAAGCGGCTCATGAAGATTGACGGCGCACAGGTGATAGAGGTAGCTGAGACGCCAGACCTGACGAACATAATGGTGCGGGAGGTGTTTGAATTCATGAGTGACCGCTTGCACTGGTTTGACAGAGCCGTCCTCAAGCTGTACCTTGACGGCTACAACCTGACTGAGGTGGCACAGCAGGCCAACATCAAGCCAAGTGTGCTGTGGGTCAGTGTTCACCGAACCAAGAACAAGATGCGCAATGCGATTCAAGGTGCACCCAAGAACAAGAAAGGCCAGAATGGCCCTGTGTGAGACCTGTGACCACTTTGAGTGGGAGGCGAAGACCTGCGGCCCGCCCATCATTGGAAAGAAGGTCGAGGACGGGCGCCTGTGTGGATGCTTTATGGAGGTCAAGACGCAGCTGCCATGGACGTCCTGTCCACTGGACAAGTGGGGAGCAGAGAAGGACCCCAAGCTGCTTGATGAGGCAGAGAAGCTGCTTGAGGGGGTCCGCAACGGACGGGTCCCGACCGACCTGATGAGGCGCATGGAGCAGATTCATGCAGACCTTAGCGGCACGAAAGTGAAGCACACCTCATGTGGAAAGTGCGCCAAACAAACCATTGACGAACTACGTGAAGTTGTCCGACAATATCGAGCGTCTGAGGACTGAGCGACACCGCCTGTTGACATGGTTCACGCGGCCTGAAATCGACCCTGAAATGACCTACGACCGGGTGGTGAGACGGCTCAAAAAAGTGGACCAAAAACTGGCTGAAATCAGGTCCAAAAAACCAGATTCGAGGTGAAAACGCGAAATGCACGGAGAGCAATTTTAAGGTGGCGTCCTGCAACTTTGTGGTCTAAACCAACCGCGACATCAGGCACCTTGACAATCGTTGAATTGACATCAGGGACAGGGATTGAAATGTGGCGACAAAAGTCACATTTGTGTCGTAGCTTACGCACGAAATGACGTCACGAAGGGCCAAACGCAACCTCAGTACGTGTGATGACTTTTTGCTCATCACGAACGAGGGTGAACAGCTGAAAATCGCGTTCCAATCTCAACGCAGTTGGGAGCTGTATTTGAACGCCGCCGTGAACAGCCCGGAAGTGCTAACCATACTCAGACGGATAGTCGATGAAGCAGAACAACATCTCACAGGTCAAGGTCAGGGACCTGAAACCGAACCCGACCAACCCACGGACAATCAGTGATGAGAAGTTCTGGAAGCTGGTTGAAAGTGTAAAGCAGGACGGCTGGATGCTGAACGCCCGGCCTCTGGTCGTGGATGAGGACAACGTGGTGCTGGGCGGCAACATGCGGCTGCGGGCCTTGATTGAGGCGGGCATCGAGAAGGCGCCTGTTCACCGGGTCGAGGGGCTGACAGACCAGCAGAAGGAGGCGTTCATCATCAAGGACAACGTGGGCTACGGCTCATGGGACTGGGATGTGCTGGCCAATCAGTTTGATGAGGTCCAGTTGGATGAGTGGGGCCTTGACGTGTGGCAGCCAGAAGCTGCCGTGGACTACAGCGTGCTGGATGAGGAGGACGTGGATGCAGAACTGGACACCCTGAGTGACGGCACCCGCAAGTCCATCATGATTGACTTCGACATGGACAACTTTGGCAAGGCCAAGGAACTGGTGGAGAAGGCCAAAGCCGACGGGCACGACGTGGGGCTGCTGCTGATTCAAGCGCTGGAGGCGCTGGACTGATGTGTAGTGTCATTGGCTACAGCGGCGTGTACGACCACAACAAGGTCGTGGCACTGCTGTTGGAAAGTCAAGCCAGAGGCCTCCACGCCTTCGGCACCACCTACATCCACGAAGGGGAGGCACAGACGTTCAAGACACACGACCTCAAGGAACTGGCCTCATGCTTGGCTTCAATCCAGCCCAGCAAGTTCATCGCCCACTTCCGGTACAGCACCAGCGGCGACTACCGCAACCACAACAACAACCAGCCTTTGGCCCAGAACGGCACATATTTGGCGTTTAATGGTGTTTTGCACCAAGGGACAAGGCAAGACATGGAAAAGAAATTTGAGTGCCAGATTCCTGCGGAAAACGACGGCCATGTTTTGCTGGCGAATCTGCATGACCACTACTTCCTGCGGCGGCCCGACATCACCTACGCGGCTGTGTACCTTGACGCCAATCACGACCTGTGGGCTGTGCGCAACCCCTTGAGGCCTCTGCACTACGCATCAGGGTCAAAACAGGTGGTGGTCGCCAGCACCAAGGACATCCTGCGCAGGGCCGGATTCGAGCACTCACAACCTGTAACGCCATGGACACCGATGCGCCTGTAAGCTACACTGACTACCACAACCTCAGCATGGAGGCCAAGGACGTAGACCCCGGCATCACAGCGCTCAGGTACTTGGCAGACAGATTCGAGTTGAACACAGAGCAGCGCTACTGGCTGGCGTTCCTGTACGCCTGCACCTACACCACCGTGTCGGTGTTCTACATCTACAACGAGTTCCCAGACCCCGACCGGGTGGACCTCAAGCGGCTGGAACGTTGGTGGAACGCCAACAAGCGCCATGTCATCTTCCAGACCGACCGACGCCGCATCAAGAACAACGACCAGTTTGTGCCAGCCGTCAAGAGTTACATGGAGTTGACACGTGGTCGGGCTGACAGGTACTTCAACACGAAGTCGTGGAAGCTGATGTACGAGCGCATCACAGCCATTCACGGGTTTGGCCGCTTCAGTGTGTTCAACCACCTCGACGCCATCAACACCATCACCCATCAGTCCGTCATGCTGCCGTACTTGGACATGCGGGATGCGGTGTCATGTCGCAGTGGCATCGCGTGGAGCATGGACAGGCCAGACCTCGTGACCAAGGACCGCTTGCCGGGCAGTGACCTGAAGATGCTTCACAACGAATTCATCAGGCTGCTCAAGACCCACGACGGCAACGTGTTCCAAGTGGAAACGACCCTGTGCGCCTACGCCAAGTACCGCAAGGGCCAGCGCTACATCGGCTACTACATCGAGCGAATGCGCAAGGAACTGAAGCAGATGGAGGCGACGACCCCGCCGGGGGTGTGCTGGGATGTTCTGTGGCAGTTCAGACAGGAAACGTTTGAACCTGTGTATCTTGGCGCACATGAATCTTCAGTTGACTGGGGCATGTGGGTCGGGCAAGACATGGGTGTTCACTCAGGTCCTGACCAAGGACAGCACGTGGCATAAGGCGGGCCTGATTCGCTACCGCAAGCAGGGCAACCTCATCATCACGGGCATCTATGACGGCAACATGTTTCAGGGCAGCGACCGACTGAGCATGGCCGTGGCTCAGGACTTCAAGGGATTCAGCAAGCTGGTGGCCGACAGGGGCTACATCGCCCTGTTCGAGGGGGACCGCTGGATGAACAGCAAGTTCAGGGAGGCCTTCGACCCCTACGTGATTCGCATCACCGACAACGGCTACAAGGGACGCAAACGACGGGACAGCCAGCAGACACAGGAGCACATCAAACGAATCGCCACGAGGGTGGCCAACTACGGGTCCGACATCGACGTGACAGACAGCACAGCGGCGTTGGCGTTAATACAGCAAAAGATACATGAAGCGACTACAGCTACAGCCTGTTGAACACACCATCAAAGTGGGCCACAAGTGCACAGCGCTTGAACCCACGGTGACTGAGGACTGCATCTTGGTGTCTGAGGACGGAACAGACATTGGATTCTACATGCGCAAGGTGCCGGAGCGTCTGGGCCAGCTGCTCGACGTTGCCAATGCAGAGTTCCGCAGTGACAGAGTGCCCAAATCTATCATGCGCAGGTCCAGCGCCATCACCACCGCATACGCCACCAACGGCAACTGGCGCAGTGAGGATGAGATTCAGCAGTTCAGCACGATTCTGGGAGGGGTCGCACCCCGTCCCCACATGAGGCGCCCTGACCCACGCATCAGCAGCGTCCACCAATCCAAGGAGGCAGAAACGTTCGTCAAGGCCATGCTGTTGGCAGCTAAGGAGGCCGAGAAGCTGATTGAACACCACTTGCCAACACTGGCTACAGCACAACGTGAGATAGTGGCAAGAACGGCCAAAAAATGGCGTTTTGGCTCCATGTTCACGTCATCCATCAGCAACTTCAACATCGCTGCCAGCTACCACAGGGACACAGGCAACCTCAAGGGCTGCGCAAACGTCATCCTGACCAAGCGGAACAACAGCAAGGGGGGCAACCTCCACGTGCCTGACTACGACGCAACATTTGAGCAGTGTGACGGCAGCATCTTGGTGTACCCCGCATGGCGAAACGTCCATGGGGTGACACCCATCGAGCCAACCCACGAAGGGGGCTACCGGAACAGCTTGATTTTCTACGCCCTGAAATGCTTTGAGGGGCACAAATAAGACACATGAGACACCAAAAAAAGGAGTTGCTGGAAGCGCTGGAGAAATCACTGGGTGTGGTCAGCACCGCGTGCAAGTCAGCAGGAGTGAGCAGAGCCACCCACTACAGGTGGATGAAGGAGGACCCTGAGTACAAGGAGGGCGTGGAGGAGTTGACTGAGGTCGCAGTGGACTTTGCTGAGAGCCACCTGCACAAGGCCATACAGGATGGCAACGTCACGGCGTGCATCTTCTACCTCAAGACGAAGGGCAAGCGCAGGGGCTACGTGGAAACGCACGACATCACAACGGGCGGCAGACCCATGCGGGAGCCGTCGTGGTTTGACGAGGTGGCCAAGAAGGAAGGCCTGCCAGACACACCAGCGTTTGGGTGAGGCAACCGACGACCTACTACAACTGCAAGGGGGCCTCTGAGCGCATCCAGATTCACCAAGGGGGCACACGTTCTGGCAAGACGTACAGCATCATCCAAGTGCTGTGCGAGTGGTGCTGGAAAAACCAGCATGCCGGGTGGACCATCACCGTGGTGCGCAAGACCTTTCCCAGCCTGCGGGCCTCAGTCCTTCGGGACTTCATCGACATCTTGGAAACGCAGGGGTGGTACAACCCTGACTTTCACAACAAATCTGAGAGCACCTACAACCTGTTTGGCAATCGCTTTGAGTTCATCAGCGTTGACCAGCCACAGAAGGTCCGGGGCCGCAAGCGCAACATCCTGTTCGTGAACGAGGCCAATGAAATCACACTGGAGGACTGGCGACAGCTGATGCTCAGGACCACCCACAAGGCCATCATTGACTACAACCCCTCTGACGAGTTCTCATGGATTTACGACCATGTGATGGACAGGCCTGACAGCGTGTTCTTCAAGACCACCTACAAGGACAACCCCTACTTGGACCCCGTGGTGGTGGCTGAAATCGAGCGCCTCAAGGAGGCAGACCCCGACTACTGGCGGGTGTACGGGCTGGGTGAGAGGGGTGTCAACAGGGCCACCATTCTCACGCACTGGAAGGAGGTCGAGGAGGTGCCAGAGGGTTGGCGCCTGCTGGCCTACGGCCTTGACTGGGGCTACGTCAACGACCCCTCAGCCGTTGTTGCCGTCTACACAGACGGACAGGGCCTGTGCCTTGACGAGGTGCTGTACGCTACTGGCATGACCAACGCTCAACTGGCCGACGCCTTGCGGCATCAGGGGGTCGAGAAGGGGGACGTGCTGGTTGCTGACAGCGCTGAACCGAAGTCCATCACAGACCTGCATGGCCACGGATTCAACATCCACCCAGCCCGCAAGGGGCGGGACAGCATTCGCAGTGGTTTGGACTTCCTGCGCAGCAGGCCCCTGATGGTGACGACAAGGAGCGCCAACGGCATCAAGGAACTGCGCAACTACAGGTGGAAGGAAGACAAGAACGGCAGATTCATCAACGAACCCGTTGACCGCTACAACCACTTTGTGGACGCGGCCCGGTACGCTGCTACTTGGCAGCAGACCAACCCGAACTTCGGCGCCTACGTGCTGGGCTGACGAGCAGCCAGAGTTGGTAGAGCATGGCAGAGGAGTAGGTCAACGTGATGGCGTAGGCCACGACTTCGGTTGCTTGCATAACGGGGGTTGTTGAGACAGCATCTCCATCAGGTCGGCGCTGTCAATGACGCCGTTGCCATTGAAGTCGAACGCAGCCGCCTGTGAGCCGGGGGACGGGCTGTTGCCAAACGCCTGAAGGAGCAGCAGCAGATTCATGATGTAATTGGACCACATGACCCCTTCTACGTCGTTCGGTCCCTGCAGGTTGCGTGTAAGGGACAAGCATTTTGTCGTTATTTTGGTGCATGGAACTATCACTGCCGTACACATGGAGCGACATGACGCTGGGACAGCTGGCCAAGCTGGAGGAGGCAACCACTGACATCGACCGCGTGTCAGCCCTCACGGGCATGGAGCCAGACGCGCTCAGGCAGGCCCCTGCCCACCTGTTGAGCAGGGCCTCAGAACACGTCAAGCACCTCTCACAAGCAGAAAGCACCCGTTTTGAGCGTATCTGGGAGCATGATGGTGTCCGCTATGGCTTGGTGCCAGATTGGACCACCTTCAGCATCGGAGAGTGGATTGACCTTGAAGGCTGTACGCAGGACTTCTGGCCCAGCGCTACGCGGGCCATGGCCATCCTGTATCGACCCGTCGAGTGGGAAGGGGGTGGTGCCTACAGCATCGCCAAGTACACGGGGATGGAGGACCACAGCGTGTTTGACAAGATGCCAGCCGACGTGTTCAGCGGGGCCATGCTTTTTTTTTGGGCTACCGCAACGAAACGACAGCCAAGTTCCACACCCTGTTTGACGGACCTGCTGAGGCAGGGTCCAGCAGCGTGGGTGCGAAATGGGGGTGGTATCATGTCCTTCACACGCTGGCTGGTGAGGACTTTCTACGGATTGATGACGTCACTGAGAAGGGCTGTCACCAAGTCCTCCAGCACCTTGTCTACATGAAGGACCTTGCCCACGAACGACAGACACAGAACGCATGATTACCTACAACAACTTGGTGGCTGCCTTTGAGGCCTTCGTAGCCAACCACAAGATGCTCACCACCTTCACCCACGGGGACCCAACAGAGGTGGACGTGGAGAAGATTGAAAGCTACCCCCTGATGCACTTGGTGTACACGGGGTCCAGCTACGACACCAACACCAAGCGCTACAGCGTCGAGTTGTACCTGTTGGACGTTCCGGGCGACGACAGCGATGAGGCGGCCCACGAACGGGAGGCTGTGAGTGATGCAGAGCAGATTGCTGAGGACATCTTGGCCGACCTTGAGAACGGGCATCAAATCTTTGACAGCTTCAAGCACCGCTATGAGATTGGCAGCGCCAGCACCAGCCCCCTGACCGACGAAGGCCGCAACCGCATGGTAGGGGTCCTTCTGGACCTTGAGATTGTGGTGCCCTACCGCTACGACGCCTGCAACGCCCCGCTGGTCGGGGTGTCACCTGCCGGGTCTGAAGATGAGGTCAACAACATCGTGTCTGGCATCAGGGTCCGGGAGGCCGACGGCAGCCCGAACGTGGCCAACGTTTCCACGCTCATCGTGGACAACGGGTCCCTGACGAATGAGGGTGGCGGCATCGTGACCTTGGAACTGGGAGCAGGCAGTGTCAGCAGCGTCAACGGGGTGTCCCCGGACGCCAACGGCAACGTGGTCATCAGCACAGGCAGCGGCACTCTGGACGACCTCACAGACACCAACCTGACCAGCCTGACCGCAGGCGACGTTCTGGTGTACGATTCAGCCAGCGGCAAGTTCCAGAACGCTGCCCAAAGCACATTGGCAGCAGGCAGCGCCGGGTCTGTGACAGGCGCACAGGCTTCAGCCATCACGGCCAACACGGCCAAGACGTCGTTCCCCGGCTTCGGGACCACAGGGGGCACAGCGTTGGAGGGCGACACAGCCCTGCTTCAGTTGGGCACGACGGCGGGCACAGCCCTTGAAGGCAACACCACCACCATCTCAGGGGCGCAGGCCAGCGCTATCACAGCGAACACAGCCAAGACCAGCTTTCCCGGATTCGGGACCACAGGAGGCACCGCGCTGGAAGGCAACACCAGCCTTCTGCAGCTGGGCACGACAGCAGGAACAGCGCTTGAGGGCAACACGAGCATCCCAGCCGACCTCGACGACCTCAGCGATGTGGCAGTCACCAGCCCGGTGGCTGGGCACGTCCTGTACTACCACAGTGACGGGGAGTTCAAGAACGTGGACCTGCTGGCAGCCGTTCAGCAGGTGCTGGTGGACAGCGGGTGCCCTGTCAGCTTCGGGTCCAACAACGCTGGCGATTTTGACGGCGACGGGTCGATTGATGTTGAGGACTTTCTGGCGTTCCTCGTGGTGTACGGCACCAGCGTGGAGCCAGCAGGCGACTGCAGCGTGAACAGGGGGACCGCCGACCGAACCCCCGGCGGGTCTGCACGCACACCAGCGGCCCGCATGGCCTCCAAGGTGAACAACTTGGGGAGCACCTTCATGGCCAACTACGAATACAGCAACTACGACAGCACTGACGACTTCCAGCTGGCAACCAGCAAGGCCATCAGCGAACAGATTGACCTGCGCAAGACGCAAGGCAAAACCAGCACCCTGTCATGGGCAGATTACAGCCCCACGCAGAGCATCACAGCCGGGGCCACCGCCGTCAACGTCCCCCGCATGGACGAGACCAGCACGACCATCATCACGAGGGGGTCGAACTTCATGCAGCAGAACAGCATTCAAGACAACGTCGCTGTTGGTGGCGTTAGCACACAGGCGGGCATCACCTACACAGCCACCCTGACGTGTCGCTGTGCCACGGGCGTCCTTGTGGCTTTCACCACCACCGTGTCAGGGGTCGTTCCCGGCGCCGCAGGCCAGAACGTCTTTGGCGACGGCTCAGAACAGACAGTGACACTGACAGCCACCGAGACTCAGGGCTACAACGACACAGGCGCCTCCAACGCAGGCACGCTGAAAATCAACGCCATGTCCACTGGCGACGCCACTATCAGGTACAAATCACTCACCATCACCATCAACAACTGATGCCAAAGG